TTATTCAGCAAAGATTCTCAAACGTTATTGAAGCAGTTGCTGCTTGGGGTGGAGAAGATAATATTCCGAAAGACATTGGTAGTGTTTACTTATCAATAGACTTTAAAGATGGAATAACAGCCGACGTTCAGTCGACGACAAAAGATGCGATTAGAAATAACGTTACAGATAACTTAGGTATTATGTCAATAGATACTGAGTTTGTAGATCCTATCAATGCTTTAGTTGAAGTTACAGTTACATTCGATTTTGATCCGGATCTTACTTCTACAACGCTTGACACGATGCAAGGAAATATCAAAACAGCCGTTGCTGCTTTCTTCGCAGATAACCTTGGAACGTTTAATAAAGTATTTAGAAAGTCTGCACTAATAACTACTATTGATGCCGTGTCTCCCGCAGTATTAAATTCATCTATATCTGTAAAAGTTCAAAGAGCATTTACGCCAACATTGAATACTTCGGCTAACTACACAATTGATTTTCCGATGTTGATTGCTTCACCTGACGATACTAATCATATTATAACTTCGTCGTTCTTCACATTAGATGGAGAAACATGTATTTTAAGAAATAGATTACAAAGCACTACAATCGAGGTGTTTGATAATACTAATAGTGTGGTACTAATAGATAACGTTGGAACTTACAGTGAAACGAATGGTACGATTGAATTGGTTGGATTTGGAAAAACACTTACTGCTTTTGCTGGTAGTGCAATAGATATATCTGCGGTGCCAGCTAACCAAGAAACAATTAAGCCACTTAGACAATATATCTTAGCCTTGGATACAAATAAGAACGTAGCATCAGGTACTATTGACAATCAAAACACAAACACAACACTGACAGTATAAAATATGGGCAATGGAATAGAAAAAAATAGAAGAGACCCTGTACCTCTTAGTGGTGACGTGGAAACGGTTCTTCCTGAGTATTTTACTCAAGACAATAGTAAACTGGTTTCTCTTCTAAGTTTATACGAAACATTTCTCGATAGTGATAACGGCTCTCACGACTTTTACAAAAAAATACAAGACGTTTTTGCTTCTCGTGATATACCGGGAGTTGATGCCGATCTTCTTGATGAGATTATCGGTGAGATCGGTGGTGGATTAACACAAGCTAGTTTCTTTGAAAAGCCTCGATTGATGGCTAGATTGCTGGGTAACTTCTATCAGCAAAAAGGTGGATTAGTTTCGGCTGAAGGATTCTTCCGAGGATTCTTTGGAGAAGAAGCTGATATACAATACGGCAAAAGAGATATCTTTACTGTCGGCAGTTCACGCATCGGATTTGAATCAGCTAAAAAAATCCAAGACAACAATATATTTCAGGTTTTATCAATACTGATTAAGTCTGGTATATCTGTTTCTGATTACGAATTATTGTACAAACGATTCGTGCATCCAGCTGGATTTAATTTTGCGGGTGAAGTCCTTTTACAAGGAAACGCAGATCCTGGAATAATAGTAACGACTCACAATCCACTTGATTCTGGTGATGCTGGTGTGATTACGTTTGAGCCTGCCGCGGCCGCATTGAATCTAGTTACTACTTCGTTTGGTGAAACAACTGGCTTGATGGATTCATCTGGTATTGCACCATTTAGAATATTTGATTCAGGCTCTACTATCTTCCGAGTTGATTTGAATAAGCAACAAATTGTTCTTTATGACGATGGCGTAGCTTCTGATTCAGACTTTACTGCGAATCTGTTTGTTAAATACTATGACGATGTTAAAACACTTCTCAATCCGAACTCGTTTAGATTCGATGATAGTGCTAACACTGGTAGACCAGACTTTGCACTAACTGTAGAAAGAATGGACAATGATGTATTTACACGAATTTCATCAGATTCTGCGATATAAATAAGAAAAACAGGATTAAAAAATGGCAAAACAAACTATAGGTATCGGCGCTTCAGCCAATGATGGTAACGGAGATACTCTTCGAACAGCCGGTACTAAGATAAATGCTAATTTTACTGAGATATATAATATTCTTGGTGGTGTATCAGATAGTGCTTTGACTACGCAGATCACTTTTGAAGATAGCGCAGTAGTGTTTGAAGGTGTTACGGCTGATGGTAACGAAACACGACTTACCGCTGTAGACCCATCTGCTGATCGACACATACAATTACCTAATGCAAGTGGCGTTGTAACATTGATCGACGCTACACAAACATTAACTAATAAAACTCTTACGAGTCCAGCGCTTACAACACCAAGCATCACAACATCTATAAACGATGCCAATGGTAATGAATCAATTAAACTAACCGCAACTGGCTCAGCCGTTAACGAAATCACTGTTGTAAACTCAGCTAGTACAAATGCTGTTCAAATCAACGCAACAGGTACTGCTACTAATTTAAACTTAGACTTACAGGCCAAAGGCACCGGTTCAGTTCATATTAGTAAAGGTGCCTATGACGCTGTTACAATTACAGCGAATGGTGATGCATCTGATAACGCTACACATATTATTTGTAACAAGGGATCAGCTCTTGCGGTAGGACTAAATGATGGTACAACAACTGGTGAAGTCAGAATATTTACGAACAAAGGTGCCGGTGTTGCAACAGTAACCCCAGACAATTTCTCAGCTGGTACTAGTTTTGCTCTTGCTCAAAATGAAGGAGCAATGTGTATCTGGGATGGATCTAACTGGTTCCTAATTGGTAACCAATCAGTAACGACGGTGGCATAATATGACAGCAATTGTAACAGACGCATTTAAACATAAGATCGCTGAAGATCTTTTTACCGAGCTGAGTAGCACCAGTGATTCTAATGAGTTTCACATTGGTATCGGTAAAACAGATCAGTACGATTCTTCTGACGCTACTGCAACACCCTTAAGAAACACATTTGATGATAGGACTGCAAGAAGTAATCTTGAATCAATTAAGAAAGTTACAGCACAATCATTCGTTGTTGCTCGTGAAAACTGGACTTCAGGTAGAACCTATGACACATGGAACGACCAGCAAGTAGGCTTCGGAACTAATCCATATTACGCTGTAACAGAAGATAACGAAGTTTATATTTGTTTACAACAAAGCAAGAGTTCAACTGGTTCTGCAAATCCTTCAACGATCAAGCCAAGTTATACAACAGCAGCTGCCAACGCAAATCATTCTTTTAAAACTTCAGATGGTTACCGTTGGAAATTCTTATACTCAATCTCAGCCGGTGACGCAACTAACTTCTTAACGTCAGCATTTATGCCGACTCAAAAGATTACTGTTGATTCAGCCTCTACAAACGCGTTTACGATTCTTCAAAAGAATGTTCAAAACACGGCCACACCAGGACAGGTTATTGGTGTTGAAGTTGTAAATGGTGGTGATGGATATTCTTCTGCACCTACTGTTACTATTGTTGGTAACGCTGATTCTGGTGAAATAGCTACCGCAACCGCGACGATATCTGGTGGATCAATCGTGAAGGTTGAAATGACCGGCACTTTCGATAGTGGAATGGGCAGAGGATACGATTTTGCTTCAGCGACTGTAACAGGTAACGCAACCTTAAGACCAATCATCGGACCAAGGGATGGCTTCGGCGCAGATGCTAGAAAAGATCTAAAAGCAACCAGTCTTATGTTAAACGCAAAACCAGCTGGTGACGATGGCGGTACGCACAACATCACAAACGACTTTAGACAAATTACATTATTACGCAATCCTTTGAGAGTAAGTGATTCAGCGAGTGCCGGCAGTCTATTCACAGCATCTGGTTTAAAAGTAAATAGAATCATGCAAATGACAGCCGCTAAATCTACTACTGGGTTTGCGGTTGATGAAAAAATTACTGGTGCAACATCAGGCGCCACTGCATTTATTGACGAGGTTGGTGATTCAAACGGAAGTAAAATTATACGTATTCACCAAAATGAAAAGACAGTTAACCAAAGATTCATTGATGGTGAAGCAATATCAGGTAGTGCCAGTGGATCTGGTACGATCGAGTTTTCTTATCAGCGGATAGCGAATGGTAACATTACTGGAGTTGATGGATTCCCTTCAACGGCAGCAAACGGTACGTATGGAGCGATTGATAGATACTCAGGTGACTTATTATATTTAGAAAATAGAGCAAGAATTGTTCGATCTTCAGCTCAGACTGAAGATATTAAAGTAATTTTTACGGTGTAGAGAATGGCAACTAATTTAACAGATACCGTCTTCAAAGATACATACAAGGACGATTTTACAGACTCCGCTAACTTTCATCGGATACTGTTCAACTCAGGTCGCGCCTTGCAAGCCCGCGAACTTACGCAGTTACAGACGATACTTCAAACTGAAATACAACGGTTCGGCGCTAACATCTTCAAAGAAGGTGGTAAGGTTAATGGTGGTAACATTACTCTCAATCGTAGAGAGTTTATTAAACTTGCCACTAACGCTTTACCAGCAGATTCATCAACTGTTGTTGGTGAAACGTTTACCGACGGTACTGGAATTAAAGTAAAAGTTCTTAAAGCTGTTGATGCTACAGGCTCAGACCCTGATACAATCTATGTTGAATATATTGATACGTTAACTGGCACAGCCGGTACCGATCAAGTTCGTTGTGGTAATGGTGGAACACTAACACACTCTGCTGGCACACTAGATCCTATGACCATTGCGTCTTCAGATGCAACCGGCCGCGGATTAGAAGCTTCAGTTACACAAGGTAATTTCTTTGTGCAAGGGCACTTTGTGTTCGTGAAGGCTCAATCAATATTTGTAAGTAAATACGAAGCAAGACCTACAAAAGAAATCGGATTCAAGATCGTACAAGATATTGTGTCTACGGCTGACAATAGTGCGTTATTTGATAATCAAGGTGCGTCACCAAACGAAGCCGCACCCGGTGCTGATAGACTTAGAATCACGCTTACACTATCATTAAAAGAAGACTTAGCAGCTTCTGACAATTTTGTTTTCTTAGGTGAAGTCGTAAATGGCGTTATGTCTAAAGAGGTTACTAACGACGATGCTTACAATACTCTTGGTACCGTATTGGCGCGTCGCACAAAGGAAGAATCAGGCGATTATATCGTCGAGCAATATACTGCTAAGTTTGAAGAAAACGATAGCGCAAACGGTCCAAACCTAACACTCGACGTTACGGGCGGTTTAGCATATGTTGATGGTTACAGGGTTGTAACCGGTCCTACTGAGATTACGGTACCAAAAGCTCAAGATACCAAAGCGCTAACAAACGATGCTATAGTTCCTCAGTATGGTAACTTTGTACTGTTTGACTCAAACTACAATCTTCCAGAACTTCATGCGAAATCACTTCTATTTAATATGGAACTTGATAGTGCCGCGGCAACAGCTCAAACACTCGGTACAGCTAGAATACGCCACTACGAAGAAGATGGCGCAAACCATAGAGCTTATTTGTATGACGTACAGATGAAGTCTGGCAAAAGCTTTAATAACGTAAAAGCAATTGGTGAGGGCCATAGCGCTACAATTAACCTTGTGTTAGATGGAAACGGTAAGTCAACGCCTAAAGATGTTTCAGGAAATAGCTTACTCTTCCCATTAAGTAGAATTGCACCATCGACGTTGCTGTACAATACTGGTGTGAGTATCATTACTCAGCAAAAATATACCGTAACAACAAACGGCTCAGGTGTTCTTGCTTCTGCCGAAGTTATTGCGAATGGTGGTACAGGTGGAGTGTTTACAAGCACATCACAGTGGATTGCTGTACGTACCGACGGTAAGATCGATCCTGACGTGGTATTTAGCTTACCGTCAACTACAACATTCAATATTTCAAGTGGTGCAGACAATAGCCAAGAATACGATGTGTATGCTTTACAAAAGCGTGTAGGTGGAACCGGCAACTTCCAATTTAAAGCCCTGACTAAATCTTTATCTTCACCAGTGGAACATACTTTAAGTTTACAAAACGATTTAGACTCAGACGGTAATGGTACAAAATTCTTCTCATTAAGAAAATGTGATGTCTATAAAACAGATATGATCAAACTTAATGATTCTACTGGATCAGACCTTACTTCATTCTTTAACTTTGATAACGGGCAAAGAGATAACTTCTACGGAATCGGCCGATTAGTTTTGAAATCTGGCCAGACGCTTCCAACAGGTAACTTGTTTGTTAGATTCAAACACTTTACTGCTGGTA